GGGCCTGTCCCTCCCGTTGGGCCTGTTGGTAGAGTAAATGGTGGAATTGGTGGAAGTGTAGGGCCAATTAAATTTGGATTCAATGCATTAGCTTGAAATATTTCGTTTTTATCAAACATGTAACTACCTCCTACGGGTATACTTTATTATAGAAATATATACAATTACCTTACATAAAATTTATCTATCATTATATAATATGCTACACCTTTACTATTGTGTGTTTTGTTTTGTTTTGTTTTGTTTTGTTTTGTTTTGTTTTGTTTTGTTTTGTTTTGTTTTGTGATGATTCAATGACAGTATTTTGTATTAATAGTAGATCTGGTTCTGACGCAAAGAATGCACCCATTTGAAAGGAGTATATAGTATTTTAATGAAACCTGTTCTTGTGGGCATCTCACAAAATGCCCATCAAATTAAGCAATTTCAATACCCCAAAGTAGAAAAAATACGCTATTCTTTCTTTAATTCATAGGAAAGGATGGCGTTTTTGTATGTCTATTTATGTATCTGGTGAATTACAACTATTTACTCAAGAAATGCAAAGATTCCTATCTTCAAATATCTTACCAGATATTGCTAGGGATATTGGTTCTGTACAACGAACCAGTAAATAACAAACAAAAGATTTAGTTGCTTGATGTGTATATGTCGCTACAACCTCTTTAACTCAGTTATGTAGTTGTTTAGAAGCATCAACAAAAAGAAACAATCTTGCTTATCATTGACGTCACATGAGCTTAGCTTGATAGCGATGGGGGATCACCACATATCCCATCAAGCTACATTAATAAAAAACACGGCAACTTTATGAGTTTAAAAAAAGATTTATGGCAATGTTATGCTTCAAATATTACAAAAATGTTCCCTCACAACTATGCTTTATGGCAATATTATGGTTCAAATTGTGGCGAACTTATGATATAAATCACAGTATTAGAGAAATTTTAGGCGAATTAAACAAAGTATCTAAGCCCTTTATAACTCAAGATACAAAGGAACGGATAGAACGAGAATTAATGCGATCACTCCGTGAAGAAGAAGAGATTTTGATTACATACTACCGAGATGGATTTATTCAAGATAAATACATAACTGTTGTCAGTATTGATGTGCAAGATAAAACCGTTTATTCTACGGATGCGTTTGGATTACAAACAAGATTAAAATTCGATGAATTTGTTGATATAAATTAAAAACCGACTCCCGAGAGCCGGTTTTTTTATCTTTATACAGTTGCTTGGCTTGTACTATTTAAACACTTTATCTTATCTTCAAATTCATCAATTTTTTCTATTAATTCTTTTAATAAAGCTAATCTAAGTGTCATTTTATCGAAGTTAATCTCATCAATTAACTTACATTTAAGTTCCAGTAAATTAGGAAGTTCCTTTAGTAATTCACTATTACCACTTACTAATGTAATTCTATTGTCTATTAACCATATAATATCTTTAATATCGAATGCTGATAATTTGATGATATTTTTATGTAATTCATCCACATTACAATATACAAAAAAAGGAACTGACGCATAACTTTCTTTCACTCTTAAATAAAATTTATAAGGCTCAGTTTGCATTAATTGAACTAGCTCTTTTACATTCTTTTGTTCTTTTTTTATTTTCAATTTATTATTTATTTTAATTATTTCATCTTTAATTCCCACAAGGTTTTCGTCAATTTCATCTTCTTCTATATAAATAAGAGGTTCAATATCTTCAATGTATTCCTCCTTAAATTGGTTGTTTTTCAGCCCGTTCAACAATTCATTTTTTATATCCAAAATATCTTTGATATTTATATTTTTGCTAGAAAAAAACTTGTACATTGAATACGCATGGAAATAAAAGATAAAATGAAACTCTCCATTTATTAATCTTTGATACATAGCATTTTCAAATTCCAAAAATCCATTATCATCAGTGAAATACCAGTATCCTCCTTTAAGAAACGTTTCGTGTGGATCTATATGTTTTGTTCCATTTAAAACCGATCTGAAGTCATCCATTTCCTTTCTAAATAAATCTTTGTTAAATATTCCTTTTCTTATTAGTACCTCAGCGAATTTAAAAAATTTTCTTTTATAATCACTAACGCAATTAAGGTAATACTTTGTATAAAATTCTTCTATAAATCCATTCCTTTTTCCACCAATTAAGCCCATATTCGATTCAAAATCTTCGTGTGAAGTAATTTCCTCTAGTTTTTCATTTCTTGGCATATCAGTTTTTATTGCGAATGAAGCTGCTATTACAAATTTTAATATTGATTGAAGCATTACATTTGATTCATACTTATATTTTTTAAAATTTTTATGAATTAATTCAAAGTCTTCTAATCCTTGTTTTAAGATTCTAATATTTTTCGTTCCACTTTTTTTAAAAGTTGTTTCAATAATTTCTATGTTATATTCTAAAAAACTTTGTAATTCGGTTTCCTTTGTATCATGAATAATATCCTGAATTAGAGGTCTCTCCTCAATTTGTATTGTTAAGGTTTTTCCAATGAGCTTTTCTTTTATTCTATTATATTCATTTTTTTTATGAAATAATTCTCTTAATTTGTTGGTCATTAAATCATTTATTGATATTTGTTCTTCTTTTGAGGGTTGAATATTATTTAAATTACCTTTTTCTAAATAAAAATATGTTGTCAACATTTTCAATTCCAGATTTTGTTCATTTAACCTCTCAGCGATTTCCTCTTCATTGCCAATAATAATAACCTTGATGCCATCATGTTCCACAAAGTTATTTATATAGCCTAATATTTCATTAACATCTATATTTGCTCTTTCTAAATCATCAAAACACAACACGGTGTTAGTATAATCAAAAAACTGGTCAAAATCTATTTTAGGTAATGATATTTCTTTAACAAACGGGATCTCAACGCTTTTCAGAATTCCAAAGGTAGCTTTTGTTAACTCCGTCATTCTCCCGCCCCATTTACTCTCATTAAGTTTTTGGACATTTTCCCATCTACCTAAGGCGATCCTTTTACTGATTTCTTCTGTACTGTTAATACCATATAATGACACGTAAATAGTTTTTTTCTCTATTTTTTCTTTTAATACATTTTCCCAGAAATATGTTTTTCCACTCCCCCATTTCCCGTTTAATAAAATGGCATAACTTGTTTTATCCCGTTCTATGTAATCCAATATACTATCAATTATATACTGCATAGATTCACCTGATGATGTTTGCATTGAGCATCCCTCCCGATTTATAGCTAAACATACTCTATATTCTATTAACATTATATCAACAATTTTAAAAATATAATTATATTTGTTCTCCGTTGTTGTGCTATATTTTATAGTTTTGGGATGCATTTGGTTTAGAAAAAAGTTAATTTCAATAAATTAGTTAGATAGTTAAATAAAAAAGAGTCCTACCCAATAATGGGTAGGACTCTTTTTTCTACTTCACATACACATAGGCTTCATTAGCTGTTACATAATATGTTTTACCTTTGCTATTGTGTACTTTATATTGTGGCGAACCATTGACATTTACTTTCGCATCGATTGTGAATCCTAATCCTGTATCTACAGAACCAACAACATTTTTATCCTGCCAAGATGGAGCATCATAGAAACGTAGATTGTTAACTTTAGAAACAACGCGTTTCCCTACAATAGATGAATCCACTGTACTTTTCTTATTAAACTTCACATAAGATGGATCGTTCTTAATCCACTGATCTCCACCAAGATTCAACCAACCATCCTTTTCAGCCCATACAACATAAGATTCTGGTTTATTTAACTGACGAATCTTAGAATAACTTGTATCTGGTCCTTTACGTAAATTAACGTTGTAGCCTTCAATATAAGCAATTCCATCTGTTACCGCTGTTGGAACTTCTGCCGGTTTAGATGGCTTCTCAGGAACAGAAACATCCACACTAGAGTTATTGTATGCTCGTTGTACATCTGCTCTAAATTGAGCTTCTGAAACGCCATGAGACTTTAAGTAGTCAAGTGGATCTTCATGATCTGTTCCACCAAGATATTTCGTTACATCATAGTGAGTCCATAATCCTTTTTCCACAGATAAACCACGGTCACGAAGGATTTTAGCAAGTAACTTCACGTATTTATCATAGCTACGTTTGAATTTATCGTAATCCGCTGTTTCGCAAAGTTCAACATGTACAAAGCGTTTATTTGCTCCTGGTCCACCACCATAAGCAATGTACTTTGTATCAGCAATTTGGATTGTTTCATTCCAATCTACTGCATAATGAACGAATGCATTTCTCCATGTACGAGACTCATATTTTTGAATATTGATAGCTGGTGCTTCTGGAGTCGCCGTAGAATGAGCTACAACGCCCTCGTAAGCACCAACACCGTAACGATATGGTTGTTTAGGTAAATCAGGAATAATAAGTGTTCTATCAGCAAAAGCACTTGTAGCAAACGAGCCAGCAAGTACTAAAATCATAAGAAACGAGGTAATATGTTTCATTGTCTTTTTCATTTAGCATCAACATCCTTTTTTATAATTTTTGTGTGGTCAAATAATCCACTTGCTGACAGTCCAATGATGATTCCTTGAAATACATTTGTTTTGATATCTCCGTCCAAAAATAAAACGCCTAGCACAATGCCAAGCGTTAAATTTAATAACGGAACATATTTTGTTTGTAATCCAATTGTTTTGGCGATCTGTGATAGACCAACTACAATTCCTATCATTACGGCTAAACTAACCATTACATACTACCTCCTTTCAAAAAGAAGGTGAGTGCTGCTCCTACAATTCCACCGACAATAAGCCGTAAAATCCAAGTAGTATTTGCACTGATCTTATCTAATTGCTTGTTGATATTATCAATATCTTTCTCGTTGCCTGTTGTACGCATTTCCAAACTTTTAACATCTAACCTTATTTCCTTAATTTCTTGTTTCATTTCTTGTACATCATTTCTTACATCTTGTAACCCTTCCACTTTGACCACCCCTTTTTAGGCAATAAAAAAAGAGCGACATATTTAATTGTCTCTCTTTGGTTTATTCTTTTTCGATTGGTGCGACTTGTTGTGCTGCTATTTGTTCTTCAAGCATTTTAATTTTCGCTTCCATTTCTGCTTTTTCTCGTTCTAATTCTTCTTTTGTAGGTGCGAAATATATTTTCTTTACTTTCTCTTCTGTTTCTAAATCAATCGCCTGTAACTCTGCAACTCGCCCATTCCAGACGACCTTATAGTTTTGTATAGTGTCTGTTACGTAGCGATCAACTCGGAAAAAATGTATATAATCGCTACTCGGTATAATATGTTGTCCACATTCTAACCGTGTTATATTCCCTGCTTCGTCTGAATCACAGTAAATGCATGTTTTATATCGTTCATACAAATCGTATTGTTCTTTCATTTCCATTCCCATCACCTTTCTTGCCATGCACTTAACAATCTTGCATAAGCGGTATGATTGGCACTATTGGATGCTAATTTCAAATAGATATACTTCATATTTCCTGTTGGTACACCCAGATCAATCATGGCATTTACATAATAATCATTCGCAATCGTTTTGCTATGCATGGTGTACCATAAGTCCTTTCCGTCTACATCGGTTATTTTCACTTGTGCCGATGAACCCGGATCAATTGCAAGACTCAACGCAAAAACTAAATATCTGCCTGTATGTTTTAAAGTGAAGTAATTACAATTCGACCATGTTGTATTACGTGTTGCATACCAATAGGCGCTATAATTTACACCTGGTGACATAAACGGCGGTTCATGAGAACTAACATTCATATCAAAGTTGGCTATCCCGTTTATGATTAAATTGTAACCATCTTCCCGTTCTATTTGCACAGCGCCTTTTTTTGAATACAGACCACGATAGTCCAATCTTGCAAAGGAATCTGATTTCCCTGTATTGGCCGTTATACCATTCGAGTCCAAATTTATTGTTGTTGGAAGTGGACTTGTTAAACGTAAATCCGTTTGAATCTTTTCAATCTTCTCTCGTACTTCATCCGGGTTTTCTGTCCAGCCAGTTAATATACTACCTTCTTGAAATGCCATCTCAATCACATTTAATGTACCGGATGCCATCCCATTAAAAATATAAGGAGAAAAATATAAATCTTTATCTTTTGGTGTTAAAAAAGTGACGTATAACCTTTTCCATTGTTTTGATAAAAATGATTGATCATACTTAATAATTTCAACCATCTGTCCAGCTGTATCTTTTGCTGTATGCGCCCAAAAATGAAGTGGAGTTGTCGCTGTCCCATTTCCTGCTGCTGAACCGTATGCCATTGTAGAATACGTATAATAGGTATTTCTTTTCAAAGGTATATTAGGTTCAAGGTACTTAACCCCTTGTGGCATAAGAACCCTTAATGTTCTCTTTCCGTTATATAAGATTGAACTATCTGGAACACCGCCACCTTGTCCATTGTCTCCCCACAGCCGATTCGCAATAAAGTCCGCTGTATTTTTCAAAATATTACTTCCACCAGATGTTTGTTCGTCCACATTCTTTTTCGCTTTCGCTTGGATAACTTCACTTAGAGCATCTACAGCTTGATAGTATTTGAGCCATGTATCACCCCATACAGTAGGGTTAATGGAGATAACTTTGTCTTTATTACCAATAGAGGTGTCCCATACATCAATTGGTGTAAGATCTTCTAGAAATAGTTTTAAATTCGTATATTGGGTTGCCACAGCGATATAGTTCGCATCTGAAGTAGGTATCCCTATATTAGTTGCCTGTTTACGAATAGAATAAAACTCACCTTTTCCTCCACTGTCTAAGGCGGTAACGATTGGCAAAGTATTTGCTGTATCAGGCAACACTGTTCCAATTATATTTGCTAGTTGTTCTTTAATATATCTCCGTTCCATAATGTCAATTTTGGAATCGTCCACAAAATCTAATAATGTCTTTGATATATTTTCCGTTGTTTTTTGAGCCGTTTCTGCTATTTCTTTCGCTTTTAATACAATCAATCCGTTCAAGGCGGTTTGCGTTTCAAAATAATTCTTCAAACGATTTTTATACAATTCCCCATCGATTATAGAATCTTTTTTCATGTTTGAAGGCGCTAAAATGGCAGCCTTGTTATTTTCATCAACCAACACTGTTAAAAAAGTTTTTAATTCGTTGTACCTTTGAGTATACATATCTCTTTCTGCAATCTTTTCTTCTGCCTTCCAATATCCAAGTGCGATCTGTATCATGGATCGATACTCATTTTGTATTTTATTCCATTCAGAATTAAGATACTGTTTTTCAATTACGCTAATCACATTATCTTTAGATACATTATCAATTAAGGTTTCTAATCTGTTTGAAACCTTTAATGGATCATAACCTTCTTCAAAAAATGTACCTAGTCCAATTCGGACATTATTTGCTTCCAATTGACCAACAACACCCGCTGAAGTAACAAGCCCTTCATAAGTAAGGGCTTCTTTAAATGTTTTTCCACCATCTCGGCTAATTCCGATACCAGCACTGGTGAAGGCTACAAGGTTATTTGGATTTTTAGGATCAACGCCAAGTATGCCATTCTCAAATGTTAATTCTGTTTGAGCGTTCTTAATTGCTTCACTTGCACGTTTAACGCCTTCATCTAAGGCATTGTATTTAATTTTCCCATCTTCGTTTACAACGCCACTCATTGCCTTCTGTACAGTTTGAAAAAGTGTCCCACCAAAAGATTTTTTATAGTTAGCTAGTGTAACCCTACATGCAGTCGGCTCTAGCTTCGCATTAAATACTTCCTCAATCTCCATAATTCTGGTTTCAATATCAATATCCATTGGCTCATAAATTAAAAGAACCCGATCCCCTTCATTCGGAACATTGTAGGGGTATCCGGCTTTTCTCAAATCTATAAAGTCAATTGTCATACTGACAACTGGCGTGTCCTGTAGGTTTTCTTTTAATGCCTTATCTAGCCCTTCTATAGTTGTATATCGTTCATCATCTATGGAATCAGCTTCATTTAGACCGAATTTATGTACATTCGGACTGGTGTATTCTCTCTCTAATCCGTCTTTACCATATCCACGAATATAAGTCGCAAGGGGTTTTGTATCAGTATCACGCTCGAATGTTTTGATATTATAATTGTATCGAAATTGAAAGTCTGTATCTTCCCCTATTCTTTCTTTAAAACTCGCGAGGTTTCCACGCACGGATATTTCTGCCTTATAGCGTTCTAATATCTTTTTTAATAACGCCAATCGATTTTCTTTACCAAACTCTTGAAAGTCTTCCGCATAAAACTGATCAATAATTGCTGTTTGATAACCAGTTCCTTCGAATACAAAATCTACCGCATCACGAAACGTCATGCTGCCATTATGAACTTTGTACTGTTGTTTATTCAACATATTCACGTAAAATTCATGAATGCATTCGGCCCTTTTATAAAACTTATCCCCTATAGTTCTTTCTGCTAAATGCTTTACAATATAAATTTCGCCATCAAATTCAATTTTGCTTTCTTCTTGTACCAACGGAAAGGAATGTGTATTTTCTTCTGTAGGATATAGTAGAAAACTGATTCCTTTTTCCCCATTCACCCTACGGACTCTATTTATAGTTGGAAACCCTGTTAGTATCTCTGTACTTCCTGCTAAATCAGTTACTGTAACTAATTCCAACATCGCACCTCCTCTATAAGTATTGGAAACGAAAATCGAATGAAATAGAAAAAGCGCCTTTAGCGCCTGTGATTTCAAATTCATTTATTCCTTCCCTTAAAGATATTACTTTTTTATTTGTGTTTCGAACAATGGACAAGCTGTTTTTCGTACTTCTCACTTGATCTATCACAATTGTATCTTTATCCGTTGTTGTGCCGTTATACGTCCATTCGTCTTTCGTTGTTTTGTTTTTAATCTTAAGGTTTTCAGAAGCACCTTTAAAGGTAATTCGTAAAGGCATTTGCCTTGGATCAATTTCTACTTCACCTTTATTATCAATAGAGAATGTAGCTGTTGTTCTTGTATACTCTGTTTTCATCTTTTCTAACGTCGATTGTACGGATTCAGCAAAAGCATTCGCTGATTTATACTGAATTTCTATAAGGCTGTAGTTTCCGTTCGCCTGCGGTTCTACTTCATACTTACTTGACACTCGTACTTTCCAACGCTTTTCAGGCTCTCTATTTGAAACAATATAAAATGGAGATTGCGAAGCGAAAAGACGGAACATAAAATTTCGAACTTTATAAAAATCATCTATCCCATGTGGTTCTGCGAGAAATAAAGATTTTATATCATCCCTTGAATTAAAACTTCCGCCTAAATCAATTTCTCCATGTCTCCCATCTAATTTTTCATATCCAGTGTTATAGAAAGGTGAATTAGGAAGAAAGTTTAAAACAGTCAGTTTGTCATTAGATGAAATAACAAACTTAGAACCATCTTCCTGAATAATTGTAAGAGTTTGATTTGTCATCGTCTCACCCCTGCATTGTATAAATCTGTCTCGAATTTCTGTCCTTGCAATAGCTCCAATGGAGATATCAATAATTCTGCAAGAACCATTCTATCTATTACAATTTGTAATGGTCTTTGTTGTGCAAGGTCTTTGTTACTATATGGCATATATTGTCCCTTATCTGGATTATCATTGTCTGGTCGATACTGTATAACATTAGGATTATCAGATAACACTTCTCTCCACCTAGAAAGATTACCAACATCATGAATTGAAAGCCCTTCAAAACGTTCCATTTGACGTCCTATTTCTCTAACCATATCGCGCATACTCTCAGGAATATGAGTAATCCAATCGTTTTGCCAATCTCCATCCACAAAGATTGCATTTAAATATTTGGTTAACGGATCATCACCTTTAAAACTAAATATTTCTTCCGGTTTAATAGAACGAATACCATCAATTGCCTCTGTAACAGAACCCTGCAAGGCATCTCGTACTACAGAATATTGACTCTTAATCCCGGTTGCAAGTCCTTGTGCCATTTGAACACCTGCAAATGCTAAATTATTGGATTTTAGCGTATTTACAAGAGACTTATAAGCATTTGTACCAAGAGTGCGACTTTCATTTTCTGCCATATAAGATGTTTTTTGAATCCCCAGCGCAAAACCTTCACTAAAAGGTTTTCCCCCTTGATCACGTGTTAATCTTGATGGAGAGTTCATGTTAAGTGTAGCCTTTAAAGCATCGAATGCACCTCTTGCTAAACTAGCTGCTACATTTTGTACATTCCATTTACCATTAGAAATACCTGAAGCAAATCCACTAGAAAATGCTTCACCGGGACTTATCGAACTAACACTTTTCAGGCCAGAATTACCACTCTCCGCTACATTAGAACCACTCGATCTAGCTTGCCCTTTTGTATCTTCCATACCTTGAGCAAACTGACTGCCACCTTTTTGACCGTGTGGCGTACCATTAACGTTATTAAAGCCAGCATGAGCTGAAGCTACAGCTCCAAGAGCACTCCCTCGGATATAACCATTTTGATTGACGATACCACTTGCAAAACCTTGGCCCCCTTGATTACCTGCCGGGTCTCCATTAATCGTGTTAAAAGCACCATGAGCACTGGCGACTACTTGCAAAGCACTTCCTCTAATATAGCCATCTTGATTTATTATCCCTTGTCCTAATTCACTACCGCTCTTATTCCCTCCACCGCCATCGGTTGTACTTCCCATAATGCCTTCCACAGCTTGTTTTTTCCCTGTTGCTGCATTTTCAGGTGCTGTATTACCAGCAATTCCATTTGCAGTTGTTTGTGAGATATTTGAACCTTGTTGAGTTGTATCAATATTTGTTTTTTGCACAACCATTTGTCTAATGACTTCAAGCGCTGTATCTATGTTAATTTGTCCGTTTTGCAACCCTTGTGCAAGGGAACTAGCTGTAAACTGTCCATTAGGACCTAAATCATATTTTGTTTGATCGTCCAGTGTTATTCCTAACTTGTTAAATACATCTTGTACACCGATGAACCCCATTTCCATGCCTGTTTTTAAAGTAGACATGATTTTTGTTCCATCTTGAGATAAATCAGTCGCTGTTAATTTAGATAAATGTTGTTGAAAATAAATAAACACAGCGTCAATGCCAACTGTGCCTTCTTTCAAACCATTTACAAATTGTGTAGATGTCATTTTTCCCAGTGGGCCCAAATCAACTTCTAAACTCTTTTTAAGATCAAGATTTAATTTTGTTGCTATATCTGTAACGTTCATTTGTTTTAATCCATCAGCGAACGTTGTCATTACTTTAATACCTTCTGTGGTTAATGGCTTACTCCCCATTTCTACACGCATTGTATTTATAAGAGCAACCGCTACATCCTGAACCTTATATTTCCCTGTTTTTATACCATCAACAAACTCTTCGACCTTTACTACGCCTTTTTCCCCTAAATTAACAGCCTTAGTACCATCTTCTAACGCATAAGCAATATCACTACCAACTTGCAAAGCCTTTTCACGGGTTGATTGGAAAAGACTATCATAAACAGTATTAGAATTGGCAATTAGTGCCTCACCATATCTTTTTACCTCGTCAGCACTTTTCTTACGTAAATCAGATTCTTTTGCGGCTCTATCTTGAAGCCTTTTAAATAAATTTTCATTCGTACTCTCGATTATCTCTGAATTCTTTACGTATTCGCCAAATCCTCGGCCTTGAATTTTAATTTTTTCAGTTTCGGCTTTCGTAATACCCGTTGTTAAATCCATTTCAATACCCTTGGACTTTAACACTTCCTGCGCTTGTTGAAGTTGTTGTTTATATCCTTCTGTTATTAAAATAGACTGATCAGAGTATTTTTTATTAATTTGTGCAATCGCAATCTCTTGCCCTTTAGTATCAGCTATTTTACTTTTTGCAAATTCTATTTCTTTCTGTCTAGCTTTATCTAACTCGTTTGTTAATTTTTTATATTCAGAACCTAAATCTTTTACTTTACCTTGGATTGTTTCAACAGAAGTATTGCTGTTGAAGTTATCCATTGCTTTACCTATTTTTTGAATCTCATCCACGCTTTTTGAAGCTGCTTTTCCTACTTCAATATCGATAGCTTTTAAAGCTGTAAGAAATACCGACTTATCAGCTGCAGTCATCTTATATATCTGTCCATTATATTGTGTAAGTAAGCTTTGAATTTTCTCATTCGCTTTGATAACTGCCTCTTCTTGCGCTTTAAATACTTCCATTTGATCATTAAGAATTTTGTCTTTCGCTCTTAATACTGCTGAATCTGTTTCACCAGAAAACCAGCTATCTAAATGCGCCTGAAGTTTCCCTCTATCTTTATTAATCGCTTGGATGGCTTCATCCGCTAACTTGCCGAACTCATCATGAGCACGTTGTACGGCTTCTCTTGCTTTATCACCAGTAAGTACCGGAATTTCGTCTAACGTCTTAAAAGCTTTTTCTTTTAAATTCACGTATCCTTCAAGTGCTATTTTTGTACCTTCGCTTACACCCTCGCCGTATTTTCTGCTATCTTCTTCTGCTTGTTTCGCTTTTTTACCAGCTTCAGCAAAAGCAAACCCTAATGCTCCTAATCCAATTACAACGCCACCAATTGTTGCAACAATCGGGTTCGCTATAATTGCACCTACAGCAAAAGAAAGCATTCCAAGGGCACTTACTACCCCTAATACTGCTGGAGCTAATAATAATGATGTACCATATACTTTTTTTGTACTATCATCTAATCCGTTAAACCAATCTGCTACACCTTTAATTGATTCTTTTAGTTCCGGTATAGCTTGTTTAGCAATATCTAAAATCACCTTACCAAGTGGTTCTAATGCAATTTGTAATTCTCTAGTGACTGATTTCCATTGCTTTGCACTTGTATCATAACCGTCAACCATTTTATTCATTGCACCACTATAGTTTCCTAAACCCATTTCCATATTGTTTAGCGATAACATAGTAGTAGCTTCGAGATCTTCCCATTTCACGCCAAAAAGTGCCACGCCTAACTGATTTACTTTAATTTGATCATCAGTTGTTCGCAACTCATTTAAAACGGCATTGAAGACATCTTTTGAAGTAGCTTTCCCTTCTAACATTGCTTGCCAAACTTTTTGTGTTTCCTTACTCATTTGGCCCATTGCTTCTGTTGTGGACTTACTACCATCTTTAACACGGATACCAAACTCTTTCATTACATCATTCACATAGTCAAGATTATAAGCACCATTTTTACTGCCGTTAATCAGAATCGTAAACATTTCATCCGCACTAAATCCCATCTCATGGAACAAAGGACCATATTCACTCAAATTATCAAATAACTCATTAGAATAATTTAATCCTTTAGCTGACCCTTGTGCTAATAAATCAAATGCTTGTTGTCCAGATAAACCGAAACGACCCATTAATTGAGCTGCACCACGGGTAACCTCGTTTACATCAGATTCCATCGTTTCAGCTAAGATTTCACTATCACGAGTTACTTGTTTTAATGTTTCATCATCGTTAATATCTTTGATATTACGCTTTACTTTAACTAAAGAATCGCTGACACTAGCTAAATCCTCACCATATCCTTCACGCCATACTTCTTTTGCTACAGCACTAACTTTTAAACTTTCTTCTCTCGTTAATCCTAAACCAGCCTGTACTTTTTTATTCGCTTCTTCAAATTGACCAGCGTTTACTACTAATGCACCCACACCAGCTGCTACACCAACTGCTGCCGCTCCGAATCCTTGGCTAATTCTTGAGCCGGTATCCTGCATTGTGTTTCCAACTTCGTTCATACGTTCTCGTACTCTTCCAGAAACGTTGCCTAACTGTTCCATTCTTTCTTGGGTGTCACCTAATTCATTACGATAGCGATGTAACGCGGCTGAAGCGTTATTAAAGGCGGTATCATTCCGAGAAACTTGTGCTGTTAATCGTTGTAAAGATTGTGTACCCTGTTGATATTCTTGCTGTAATTGATTATATTGAGCTTGTAAGTCTTTTGTTTCTTGTGCATTTTTGCCATATGCTTGTGTACTTTGCTGTATTTCTTGTTCCAATTGCTGCATAGATGTAGCTAATTGTTCGCATTTTTGGCGCATCTCTTGTTGTTTTTGTTGTGAAGTCCTTAAAGCTTGCTCATAATGCTTCATTTTTTGCGTTTGCGCTTCAATCTTTTGATTTAAATGATTTGTCTTATTCTCCAGCTGATCCATCTCAGAGCCAACGCCACGTAACTGTTCTGAAGTATTTCTAAACTCTGCATCGATTCGTTTCAGACTTCGATTAATACCTGCAATCCCGTTTTCAAACTGATCAGTATCCAACCGGACACGACCACCAATTGTATTATTACCTAATGCCATTCAATCCTCACCTACCTTTACAACCAAGCCGGCGCTTGATTTGCTGTTGTCACTCGATTAGCTTTTTGTCTTCTTGCTAAACAGGTAAAGTAAAACGCAATATCCATCTCATTGATTTGGTTTTGGGTCATTCCTGCATCCATTAATAAGTTATAAATATTGATTATGATGTCTTGATGTTTGACTGTGTTTCCTTCGGCTTCATTTCTAGTTGTTCCATCAACTTTTTTTTCGCATCTTCTACCGTTTCCATTACCTGTATTGCCTCATTTAAGCGGCCCATGATTGTTAAACAAATAGAATGAATTGTAAGACTCAGAAACCATACATGCGTACCATCAACGAACTCCTGTGCCGTAAATTGGTTGTCATACACACGCGCTACGAAATTAGCTGCTCTTTCTATCGTTTCTTTCGGAACAAGCTCTGCGTGTAACTCGTCTGCTAGTGTAGATGCTTCAAAAGTGGCTGAACCCGGAATAAACTGTGGTAAATAAAAATCTTTTTGACCTTCTGCATTCTGTAAAGTAATTTTCATTCACTTTTCCTCCTAAATTAAAATAGGGATGACATTTGCCATCCCATTATTCTTATTCTATTAAGGCGTTACTACAGGTGGAGTTGGTACTGCTTTAAACCAATTCGCTGCTGCTGCTGCATCAAATCCAACTTCTTCTTCATCTAATCGATGTCTCCAGTTACCATCCGCACGTTGAATAGCCTTACCTTTGATTTTTGCGCTTTGGAATGTCGGTTTGTCTTCTGCCGTCTTATGCTCATCGCTCGGAAGCTCAAACTTCATTTTGTAATAACATACATATAAATTTTTCCCGTTGTCGTATGGTAAGCGATATAATAAAGCCACATAAGGAGCTACGTCGCTTGTGTTATCCACAACTTGACCTTTTACAACCTTTTTCCCTAACAACTCCGCATAAACGGATAAAGGTAATCTATCTACTTCCAATTCGATTTCAGTACCACCGAATGCACTAGCTGTTGCTGCTGGTCCACCTTCAGCATAAAAAGTTGCTCCTTCGGCTTTAGGTGAAGCTTTCCCACTAACTGTTTTACCGATTCGTTTTGGTGTAGTGTACGTTGCCTTACCATCTGGCGCCTCTGTCAAAACCGCATAATGTAAGTCTCTAAAATCAATTGCCATTGCCATATTTCATTTTCCTCCTTAATTAATAATTTCCGTTACAAAACGAAAACCATATCGATAAATTTTTGTATCCATTTCATAATCTGGATAAGTGCTTAAACGCTGAAAAGACAGCTTTTTCATAGCTGCCTGAACCGCGGTTTTTAATTGTGATTTGATTGGTGACATTGACCATATATCAACCTGATACATAACTTTTGAGGTTGTTTCCTCATTCTCCGCATACATACCTGGAGATGTATTTAATTCGGAAAATGTAATCCATATAGGTGTGTTGTCGTTACCTTTTACAAACTGATATATGAACTCTCCACCTAACTCAGATTTAATAACTGCATCTGTACGTAATACATCGAACACATCTTTATTGAAGTTCTTCATCGTCCTGTGACCCTACGCATAAATTCTCGTTCCATTGCTTGCAACACCTCTTTTTCACTCTGAACCAATGTTTTCTCTACAAAGCCTTTATGTGGAGGATTAGGATTTCTACTAGTCCCCCAGTTTTGAAACTTCATATAGAAGTGAGGAGATCGATCTGCTTTATCCCATCCTATTTCAATAAAATAAGAGCCGCCTTTTTTTACGACTCTTCCCTCTTCAATAGCATTTTTAGCATGTTTTCCATCCCACCATGGTTGCTTTGGTGTTGGTGTGTTTGGTTCAGGCCCTACAGGAGAATTAAACTCTAGCTTCTGCTTAAACACTCCCGCACCCGCTTTTAATGATTCTTTTGTAATTTTAGGCACATCTTGACCTAAGTTCTCTAATTCGCGAATCCATTCTTCTATACCAAAGACCTCTAACTCTGCCAATTGGATCGCTCCTCACAAATTAGGCACATTTCCTTATGCTGTTCGTCGATATCAATAACTGACTTAATCTCATATAGCTTGCCATCATACCTTGCACGCATTGCTGAATTGATGCCTTTTCGATATCGGATTGTAAAATTTATCAATTTAATAACAAACTCTGCATTCCCTTGAAATATTTCTGATTTAAACCCTGTACCAAATGGCGTTTTAGCTTCTGCCCACACTTTAACGAACTCTTTCCATTCAGATGGAATAGCGTTCCCTTCCTCATCTTTTGTTTCTGATGATTTTCGTTCTAGTATGATTCGTTTATTTAATTTACTTGGATTCATTGGTTATCACCGCTATCGTAATCCCTTAATTGTAATATCATGGTTTCTAGCGACTGCTTTAATGCAGGGACATTTAATGATTTATCTTGATTCTCATAGTTTAATAAAACATGCGTTATTACCGCGATCTTATATAGTGCCTTTTCACTTTCAGGAACACCCGATTGTAATAAGGATTCTTTTGCTCCATCGATTAGAAGTTGAATATCTGTATCCTCTTCATCTCCATCGATTTTCATTTTTCTTTTTAATAGCTCTAACATATAATCACCTATGATCCTGAAGCATTGGTTTTCGCTGATAATTCAACGCTAAACGGAGAATTTAATCCGTTATTTCCAACTGCTTTCACTTGATAAGAATATGTTGTATCACCAGTTAGACCTGTGTCTTTATAGGTCGCTGTTACTGATGTCCCTACTTGTTTTCCATTGCGCAGTATTTGATACTCTTTAATGCCCCCATCATACACAACAGGAGACCAACTAATGTTGGTCGTTGTTACTGTTGTAGAATCAACTTTTAACCCTGTTGGTCCTTGGGGAGGATTAGGGTGTAGTCTGCACTTCAGCGATACGGAATGCTGATTTCAGTTTAATTTTATGGTCAAACCAAGCTGTTAAAACAAATAATTCAATACCTGTTTTTACATCTTTGTCACGATCATAAATCATATTCGGATCGTAGTTGAAGTGAGAATATCGGAAATCACCAACAACTGGATTCACTGCTGAATCACAGAACTTAACTGGCTTCCCTAAAACCTGTTCTGGTTGCGCATTATATAAGGTAGCACTACCATTAGCAAGTGTTTCAATTATTTCTAGATAATCTGTGTAGCGCATCTCAATAGTCGCATTTTCACGAAAATCTTCATGTAAATCTGCAACTGCTGACTTAATAGCTTTATATAAAGTTGCGCCTTTAACTGACTTAATGCCAGCTTTATAGAATGACATAGATTCTTCTCCAACTTTAGGCGTTGTAGCAAATGCTACTTTTTTCTCTTTTGCTGCTAAACCACTTTCTAACGCTTGATCTACAGTTTGTACTAAGTTTGTATCAGTAGCTGCTAAAACAGTCTCTGAAATAGGTACAAACACCTTAAATTTATTACGTCCGAAGATTACAACATCACCTTCCGCTTTTAATTCTTTTGCTGTTGCTGTATCAGCAATAAAATCATCATCATCTAATGTAAATGTAACTTTAGGGATTTCAAGGTTTGTTACACTTGTAAATGTAGATACATCTCTTAATGGGTTTTTAACAAATGGTTCATGCAATAATTTATTTGTCATTGTAGTTGGAAGAATCTTTTCGCCACCTGTTGAATTTTTATCACCAAGAACTGCTCGTGCTTCTTGTGATAAGGTACCTCCACGAATTGTAGCTCGAACCAACTCTGCTTTCGCTGCAACTACCTTTTGTTTTGGATCTTCAATAGATTGCAAACCAGTTTGAGTTTGAAATTGTGCTTTTTGTTCAGCTTCCATTGTGTCATGTTGTTCTTTAATTACATTAAAGCGCATTTGAAGATCTTGCTTGGATTGTTGTAACACTTGAAGACTCTCCATGGTTGCGGATGGATCAATCGCCTTCTGAGAAAGCTCATTCTCTACTTTTTGTAGCTGTTGACCAATAGTAGATAAATTTTGTTTTAGTTCAAACAATGTATTTTTTGAGAAGTATTGAAAGTTACCAATAGATAATCGAAATTTATTTTTCATTAATGAATTCCCCCTAAAATTGTGTTTATATAGTCCGCGTTAGCTTTCGCTTCTTCGGCAATTTTTTGTCGTTCTAACATTTCGTGTGGTGATATGTTTGCATGTGTATTTACTAATTGTTGTGGAACATTTTTGTATTCCTTCATCCACTTTTCATCTAGACATGCTGCCGCATTATTTGCTGAGATAATTTCATCACAAAGTCCATACTCCATCGCTTCATCAGCTGATAACCACGTCTCTGCATCTAGTAATTGTTTTAATATATCTTCATCTAACTTATCACCAGCACGAGTTAAATAGTGTTGCACCATTGATTGGTTAATCCGTTCAATGTCATCCGCTGCTTTACGTAGCTGACCAGCATTTCCTGATGCATATGTCCACGCATTGTGTACCATCAACATTGAATTAGCATACATAATGATTTTGTTTGAAATCATCGGTAATACTGATGCACAAGAAGCACCTATGCCATCAATATAGGAAATAACCTTCGCTGGATGTCGCTGTAACATTGCGATAATGGCCATTGTTTCAAAGACAGATCCACCGGGACTATTGATATATAGGTTAATAGTTTCAATTCCATCACCTAATTCATCCAATTCATTTTTGAAAGTAATAGAAGATACTTCTCCATATTCCTCCCATGCATACTTTGTAATTTCACCATAAATAAAAACATCGGCCGATTTACCATTGGCAGATGCTTTCATTTGAAAAAACTTATTCTGTTTGTTCTTTGCCACTGTTTTTCACCCCCTTCCGTTGAGTTGGCTCCATGTCAATTGGATATAAATCACCGCTTACCCAAAGTTTCGAAGCATTACCACCAACAGGTGGTTCGTCTTCTTTTTGGCGCACATCATCTTGTGATAACCATCCGCTCCTAATTGCTGCTTGATAATACGCTGTTCTTGAAGCTGTATCACCTCTTAACAGCCCTCCAAGGTTAAATTTAAAATAATGTCCCTCTTGCCGTTCTTTTTTATTTAGCAACTTACGGTTCATTTCTTGCTCATACTGCCGAACAATAGGGGTTAGAGTCATTTGAACAAACTGAATCATCAACTGTTCATTACTGCTATAGCTTTGTCCTTCAGTGTCATTTAAAAATGTAACCGGAACATTAAAAACGTTAGCAACTCGTGAACGTGTAATTCGTTCTGATGCTAACGTGTCTGAAGCGAAATATTTCCGCTCCATTTCTTCAATATTTACACCGGGTTCTCTAAATAAAATGCCACCATTTTCTTGATAAAATCGTTTAAAATCATCAATGATTTTTTGCCTCTTATCACTATCTACCTGCGTCGCATAATCCAAAATAAAACTATCTTTCTTCTGCATTTCTGACAAACTAAATTCTTGTACTGCCTTATCATATTCAAGAGTATTTCGCAAAACATCAATTGGACAAATACCTTTCCATCTTGAAATACCTGTGATGTGTTTGACATGAAATATGTTCATATTGTGGATGTAATACGTACCTTCAATCCCACGTACCTCATACCACAAATTATTATCATCCTTATTCAAAAAAGGTGTTACATAAGCGGATTCAATAGGGATTAATGATTCCACTTGAAACCGGATATCACGAATGATAGCTGCATATCCATTTCCAGTTTCATTTCTTGAAACTTCAATTTTATTTATCCATTCAAATCCGGTCATGTTTGGATTAGGTTCATTCATTACAACATCAGACACTTGATTAACAACAGTGTCATAATCCTTATAAAGCTTTAATGGCAAAGATGCGACCGTATTAGATAATCTGCTAATCACACTAAAAATCGTCTCATTTGTAGCTAGCTTTGCATTATCAATACCCCAAAACTTCCTTCCAAACCATGAAGTGAAGTTATATCCAGCCCCTTTCCATCCTAATGATGCTCCTTTAATCGCTCCTTTAACACGATTAATCAAATTCAATTTCTCACCGCCTTTCTATTTAAAAAGATCATTAACTGATATAAATTCAATATTTCCATCACCTTGTAATTGAGTTAACATCGGGATTACTTCTGTATGAGCATTTAGAAATGCTGCAAAGCCATCAATCTTTCGATATTTACTCTGTTTAGATGGTAAAAAGTTCCCGTTTCTGTCTTCCACAAGCTTTACATTATTCATATACCAACGGAAAAGACGGTTTTTATTACTGATTATTTTTCCATCCAACAACAACTCTTTTACATCCTTTAATGCTGGACTTAAAGTTAAATGTCCTTGTCGAACTGTTTCGGTTTTAAAACCATACGCTTTCAAATCTTCATTTAAACGGTAAGCATTAGCTGGATCATAAGTGATTTTCTTTATGAAATATTGTTCAGATTGCTTAACAAACCAATCATAAACATACTCATATTTCACATACTCACCAGGTATAATAGTGAGCCAACCCTTGTCTTTAAACTCTTTAAAGCTAATATTCTCGTTATCACGATCAACTTTAGCCTGCGGAACCCAACTATGAGATAATACAAAAACCTTTCCGTCATCTAAAGGAAACTCTAAACAAGCGCTTGTAAAATCCTCTGTTGCAGACAAATCATAACCTGCAACACATTCTTTACCAGCTAATCCCTTTATATCAATAACTTCCTCATTTCTTTTTAATATCTCAATGCCAACAAAGGACATTTCATCATTATCAACAAAGAGATTAAATTGTTTTGTAATCCAGTCATTCTTTTCAGCATCCGTATGCTTGTCTGTATTCCAATCATCAATAAGCGATGGAAGATCTAGCGAAACTCCCATATTAGGATTCGCTTTAATCCATAGTTCAGGATTCTCAATTTCCTCCACGCTATCCATTTCAGCCATGAAATAAAACTTTCTATCTTGGTCGATAACTCCTTCCAAAACATCAGTTGCAATTTCATAGTATTGAACAAGCGGTCCTTCAAGCTGATATCCTGCTGTAGTGATGTAAACAATCATTGGCTGTTTACGTGCGCCACGTGATTTTTTAATAACATTAATTAACTTAAAGTTTTTAAATTCATGTATTTCATCAAAAATACCAAGGTGTGTATTTAATCCGTCTAATTTCTTACTATCTGATGCACGAGGTTCAATTTTAGAATGCGTTTTATCATGAAAAATCCCTTTCTGATTTTCGCGTAAATGTTTCCGAAGAAAGGGTGATTTTTGAACCATTGCACGACTTTCATCAAATAATTCTCCAGCTTGTTGTTTTGTATTTGCCAAAACATAAACACGAGCACCCGGCTCATTATCTTTAGCTACAGCATAATTAGACAAACCAGAAATCATTGTTGTTTTTCCGTTTTTACGACCAATAAAAATAAGACCCTCACGAAAGCGCCTATAACCTGTATCTTTATGAATCCATCCATATAAAGAACCTATAACAAAGTGCTGCCACGGTTGTAGAACTAGCCTTTTATAGTCGCCTTTTGACGGACGACAGAACTTTTCAATATATCTTATAGGTCGATGAGCTTTTTCTTCATCGAATATCCAAGGAAACTCCTCAGTACCCTGTCTCTTCAAATCATTTAGATGACGTTGACAAGACAAGATATTTTTCTTACTAGCTTTTATGTTTCTCTTCACAACTTGTTCTGCATACCAAGTTGTTCTTAGTTCAGGAGAGGGATCTACCAAAATATAAAAATGCTTTATCTGTTCATTTCGCCAATTTTTATACCACTTGGATATTTCAGATGGCTTAGAAGTCGTCGAAATCATCATCAGAGTCTCCAGTTAGCTCTTCCTGAAGCTTTTTACGGCTTGCCCCAGTCAACCCTAGTTCCCCTAAATATTGACGTATCTGCTGTAAATACTTAGGTATCTCTGATATCAAAGGGTGCTTAGTCAGATTTGTAGCATTAGCTTTATTTGTATGCTCCATTGTCAGCCCTTCTTTTTTAACATTAGCTGCCATCTCTCTAAACATTTGATAACTGAAAGCAATCGTTTCAACTACAATAGGATCATTGATAGCAGCCTTCCCTTCACCTTCTAAAACAGACCAAATACGAATCCAAGTATCTTTTCCTACCTTTTTTAAATGGGTAGGTGGTTTTCTCTCATTCAATCCTTTATCCACGATATCACCTCACTTACATTTTATGGATAAAAAGTGTTGTCCCAAAAATAAAAGTCCTCTGTTTTTGAGGTTTACCCCCCTTTAGAAAAACTACTTGCGCTACGCACGAAGGAGGCATCCGGTCTGGGCGAAAACGGCTTTGTACTTTAAACGGTGGGGGGCTATATCAATTCTGTATTTGCTTTTGCTTTTACAATTGATATCTTTCGTTTTCTCTTCTTTTTCCCGCCACCCTTTTCAGGATGTTCTTTGTTATGACATGCATTACATAAACTGATTAAGTTATCTAAGGTTAATGCAAGTTCAGGGTATTCACTTCTTTCTTTGATATGATGAACCATATCAGCAGGCACTGGTATCAATGGATCGTGCTTCATACACTCTTGGCAACGGTAGTTGTCACGTATCAACGCTAACTCTCTACATCTTCGCCAAGCCGTGCTGTCATAGAACTTCTTCGCTTCTTTATCCCGATTGTATTTATCATAGAACTTTCGTTGCTGTTTAGTTTTATATTCATTCATTGGTTTTATCTGTCATTCGAGCTATGGATTCACCTTCCCCTGTATACTTGCTCATAGCCTTTTCTAACTTCTCAAACGCACTTACACATTCATTAATTGCTAATGTAAGTTCCTCAATATTTTCTTTCGCTTCTGTTGTATCAATATCAATTTGAGCCGACACTGTATTTTGCTTTTCCATTATTCATCCTCCTCCAAAATAAAAAGCACCCGAATGGATGCTTTTATCTCAATTACTAATTTATGCTTTAAGAACGGTACATGAAGTTTTATTCTTTTTCTAATTTCCTAGTGTTGCTATATTCATCCACATCAACATTATTAAGTAACTGGCAGAAAAGCAAAAACCCCTCTCCTTTTATACAACGTAAATTGCAATTGAATGTGAAATCAAGAAACAACTGTTCACCCAATTAACAACCATCGCCACCGGTCATGACGACCTATTTCTAATTACTAGGGATCTTGTGAGCAATGTTTTACACCACTACTCACAATACAAATATATCATATCCAAAAGCTAATTTCGTTCGTAAATAGTTCGTAAATAGTTCGTAAATAGTTCGCTTTTTAAAGTATTTTAACACCCAAAAGGCATTATATGATTTAATTAAAATATAAAAATATTATTTTTAAAGGGGATAGTACAATGAAATTAAGAAGTTTATGCTTAAAAAATTTCCGTGGATATACTGAAGCCCTAATTGATTTTGACGAAAATATGAATGTTATTATTGGGAAAAATGATATTGGGAAGTCGACAATAATGGAAGCATTAGAAATCTTTTTTAATGGAGACAATAGAGATACCTTGGTTAAAGCAGAGATAAATGATTGTAATATATATTGTTCTGACAAGAAAATGGAGATTGGCGCCAAATTCTCCTTTGAAGAACATGAAATTACAATAGTGGATACTTCCAATCCTACTTCATTAAAAGAAGAATTTTTACTTAATGAAGATGGATTGTTGGAAATCAGAAAGGTTTGGGATTGCTCTAAAAACAGTCTTACATCTAATAGTTTAACAGTATATCTAGTTGCAAACTATCCTGATACTATCCTTTATCATCTAATAACATTAAAGCAAAGGGATTTACGCAAATTACTAGAAAATAACACCTTGCTCATTGAAGATTATGAGTCTATAAATAAAACTAAAAACGCTGAAATGCGTAAAGCGCTCCATAATTTCTATATAACGCAAGATACCCAATTCAAAGAAGAACTTATTGAAATAAAAAAAATAGACTCTGATAGTAAAAATATCTGGGATAAAATCAAAACACATTTACCTTTATTCTTTTTATTCCAATCAGATAGAGCAAACTCTGACTCTGATAGCGAAGTGCAGAACCCTTTAAAAATCGCCACAAAAAAAGTCTTAGGTGAAATTGAAGACAAATTAGATCAAATTGTTGAAGATGTAAAAAAAGAAATTTCATCAGTTGCTGAACATACCATTGAAAAACTTAAAGATTTTGATGGTGATATTGCCACTAACTTAAAGACTAATTTAAAACTAAAAACATGGGATTCACTCTTTTCTTTTCAACTAGAAAGTGATAATGGTATTTCTTTAAACAAAAGAGGGAGCGGTATTAAACGCTTAATTCTTATAAGCTATTTCCGAGCAGAGGCGGAGAGGATATCGAAAGAACAAAACAATCGAGATATTATTTATGCAATTGAAGAACCTGAAACATCTCAACATCCAAACTATCAAAAAATGATTCTCGAATCATTATTGAAAATCAGTCAAGATTCAAAACATCAAGTTATAATCACAACTCACACTCCTGAAATTGCCAAAATGGTAAGTATAGAAAATCTAATATTTATAAATAAAATCAATAACACACCTATCATCATAGAAAATGAAGAGGACAAGCTCAAAGGCATTGTAGAAACTTTAGGTATATTACCTACAATTGAATCAAAAGTCGTACTCTGCGTTGAAGGCCCGAACGATGTTAATTTTTTACGAAATATTAATGAATCGATTGATGAATACAAAAATATTATTGACTTAAAAGCTCTTAATATTAGCATTATACCAATGCGCGGGAGTAATTTAGTAACATGGGTAAATGAAAACTATTTAAATAATTCAAACGTAATTGAATTGCACATTTACGATAACGATATGACTAAATATAAAGAAAAAGTATCTCAAATGATGGAAAACCAAGATGGTCGACGATTCGGATTTATTACTGCAAAAAGAGAAATGGAGAATTATATTCCAGCTGAATTAATCGAAAAAGAGTTCAGTATTAATTTAGACAAACATAAAATTAAATGGGATACAGTTGATGTACCTAAACTGTTAATCGATTTAGTAATGCAAAATATTAAAGACCCGAAAGAAAGAGAAGATATTATTAAGCAAATATTAAATGGTCAACTCACAAAGAAAATAACTAAGTCTCAACTAGAGTACTGTAACAGTTATGAAGAAATTAAAATATGGTTCGAACACATTGCTGAGTTTTACCAAACCAATTGGTATAAAAAAATGATTGCGAGCAACCAAATGCCTACTCTAAAACTTTAACAACTACATAATTATTAAGTAAAAGTCCTAAAAATCTTTGTGATTTTTTTAGGACTTTTACTATTTTATTGATATATTTTTGCCTAAAGTTCTTTTTTTGAATTAGCTATAAACTAGATTGTGTTAAATTCACCTATTCGGTTTAACCTTAGATATAGCAATATCTTTCGCATTTTATAAAAATGAATTTGACACTTTCAGTTTAAAGCTAATTCAATAAGTGATAAAAAATAAAGGAATTAGATTCTAAACTTCCTTTGGTAATCATTTAATGTATCTTGCTCCATTCCGATATATCTCAATGTTTCTTTCTGATCAGTATGATTTAGCATCTTTTGCAAAGCGACTACATCTTTAAATTGTTTATAATGATGATACCCATATGTTTTTCTAAGTGAATGAGTACCTATGCGCTCTAACCCAAACTCTTCTGCAGCTTGATTTAATATTACATAAGCCATTGCACGAGTAATTGGTTTATTCTTTCCATTCCTACTCTTAATCAGATATTCATTCTTCGATTTTCCTTCTGTATAATTCCTGATAGCTCTCTTCAGTTCTGAAGGCATCTTTACATCTTTGATCTTCCTTGTTTTCTTTTCACGTATTACAATATTCCATCCCTCAACATCCCTAACACGTAAACGCAGTATATCTGATATTCTGAACCCTGTATTAATACCCAGAAGAAACAGAATGTAGTTCCTCTCATTCTGCTTCTTATAGAATTCCTTTATTTCTTGTATTATTTCTTTATTTCGAATCGGCTGTACAATGTTCATATACTTTGCCCCTCTTTTTGTCTACGTGTTTTTTGAAATACCTCTTTCTTTAGATTGAAGGCTAAACGCAATATCGCACGACCTTTTAACTTATAATATTTTGTTTTACCTATACCTAAGTCCATCCAGATATCTGGGTCATATCCAATGTCGTCTTCCATATAAAACTTCACGATTACCTCACGTTCATCATCTCTTAGGCGATTCACAGCATCATACAACCAACTCATAAATTTATTTCTTTCTTGTTCATACTCAATTCTTTCAATTGCAATATTTTCAGTTGAACTATTAAACTCGTTTGTAATTGATGGAGGAACAATAGAATATGACGGTGTCACTTTTGGCAGCATATCACATGGCATTGTTGCTAAATATGTACGATACTCATTGAATACTTTTTCAATTTCTTGTTTTGTTCTTTTCCCATCCACGATTGGCATTTTAAATGATAGTTGTTTATTCATATTAAATTCCTCCATTATTATTATTTTTGTCTTAATGCTCCACGTCTGCGTTCATAACGTGGTCCATGAACTCCCATTAACTCTTCAATTTCACGAGTACTAAATTTCTCTTTGCGCTTTTTCTTGCCTTTCTTCTTTGCTTGTTTTGATTGCTTTTTCCACTCACGTAGCTGATCCTTTAACACCTTCATTTCCCCATCTCCCTTTTCAAAATAAAAAGGACACCTATTCCTAAAACAGCTTTATTTGCTGCTTTAATGAATTGGTGTCCTCTAGTTTTCTAGCCGGACTGTATTTGGTTTTCATTTATTTAATAATACCTGTTTGTACAAAGAGATTTCTCCAAGCTTTATTAACTTGGTATTTCTCAACGGCTTTCGCACGACGAGCAATAGCTTTTCTTATTTTCCGTTTCTTTAAATTAGCCATTCTCCTAACCTCACTTTCTACAAAATGAAATTTTTATAATAAACCTTCAATCTTTGCTATCGCTTCAAATATTGGATAAATTTGCTGAGGCACAACCGCATTTCCTAAGAATCTCAATCTATCTTCGTCCAATCTTGTGGCAGTCCCATCATCCATTCCACAAATTGCGGGTTGATTTTCTTCCCAATATGTTCTGGAAAGTGTTCCCCGATTGATCCCGGCAACGCCTTTCCGTGGCTGCCGTTTGCTTCTGAAGGGCACAACTCTCGAATCGGCTTGTAATTTTGACTTGTCGTTGGAGTGGCCAATAATAAATGTCCGGTATCTTTGATGTGGCGCGCCGACACTGACAGCCGGTAATACGAATGTCCTTGTCGAGTAGTTTTCTTCTTCCAAGTCGGAGAGCACGGTGTCCAAGCCCATAGTGACGTGTCCAGCAACATTTTCTCCAACAAACCAAGTGGGTCTGAGTTCTCTAATGAGTCGGAAGACTTCTGGCCATAGCCATCTCTCGTCTTCTGCACCTCTTCGCTTACCAACAAGGCTTTCTCCCTGACAGGGATATCCTGCGGAAATAACTCCAATTGAATCAACATCAACACCTCCATCTATTAATGATTGTTTCGTAAGTTTATATAAATCCGGGAAAATAGGAATGTTAGGATAGTTCTTACTAAGTACTCTCTGATTAAACTCTTCTATTTCGCAAAAGGCTACTGTATCAATTCCAGCCCAATCAGCTGCCATGCTTATTCCTGCAATTCCCGAACATAGATCTAACATTTTCATTTCCCGGTCCCCTTTGTTTTAAAATAACTATTTTATTAAATTTCACACTTACAATCGCTTGTCCATTTCACTTTGCTCTATCATTGCATTTACTATTAGTAATACGAATTTTTCAGAGGTGAATTATATTGGACGATTTTTTATCCTCCCCTGCATTAAATCCGGGTTCGATTGGGCCTACACTCCCACCTGTTCAACCCTTTCAATTCCCTACCGGTCCTACTGGGAATATCGGACCGACTGGAAGTACTGGTCTCACTGGAGCAACAGGACCGACCGGACCTACGGGTAGTACTGGATTCACTGGTTCAACAGGATTTACTGGTGTGACTGGTCCCACTGGACTTACTGGCAATACAGGTCCTACTGGTATTACAGGTATTACAGGTCCCACCGGCATCACTGGACCAACCGGACCAACTGGACCTACAGGGCCTACAGGACCAACTGGGCCAAGCCTGTCTTTTACTCCCCTTGCGCCAGAACCCACTTCTATAGATATCCCAGCAAATACAGATAATGTTTTAATTATGGAAGTCTTTGTTCCTATAGAAAAAGCAGGTGACAGAGTCCTATTAAACGCAACAATGGGTACAGAAATGCTAGTTCAAGTAGGACAAGATCAAGGCACATCCTTTAACGTGGATGCCATTACGTATCAGTTATTCCGTGACAATGTGTTGCTAACAGATACACTAGTATCCGGAAGTTACCAAATCGGTGATATTGAAGACATTCTATTTACTTTTAACCCCACGTTTACATGGATAGATACCCCACCAGACCCAATAGCACCAGGTGAACCGGTTCATTACCGAATCGTGGCAAATGTAGGGAATTATAGTGAGAATGTAACATCGGCTCTAGTCAGAAATCGTGGATTTTCTGCTGTAAGATACCCGCCTGATCCAGTTTAATTAGAAATAGGAGTCAATATCCCATTATGAGAGTGTAAATATTAAAATCTCTAAGTTCGGTATTCCGAGCAATTAGCTTTTGCTAGCTGCTCTTTTCCTGTAAAATAACGCTTTTGTTTAATTTTAAAATACAATCGCTTGTCCATTTCACTTTGCTCTATCATTGCATTTACTATTAATAATACTAATTTTTCAGAGGTGAATTATATTGGACGAGCTTTTATCTTCTGCTGCATTAAATCCTGGTTCGATTGGACCTACACTCCCACCTATGCAACCTTTTCAGTTTCCCACTGGTCCCACTGGTGCAACGGGGCTGACCGGACCTACGGGTAGTACCGGATTCACTGGCTCAACAGGGTTTACCGGCAACACTGGGCCGACTGGCAATACTGGGCCGACTGGCAACACCGGGCTGACTGGTAATACCGGGCCGACTGGCAACACTGG